TAGCTATTTCTATGATTATTTATTAAGTTAGAGATTTGACAGGAAGTGTTCAAAGACCTGTAGGGTCCTCGCTTCCAAATCTTTCTTGGATGATTCACTAATGTATCCCTGGTATTTAGACACGGTTTTCTCCTTTAGGAGTCCGTTGTCCCATACCCACTCCTTTCCTTCCATGATGCCGTTTACAAATGCATCAGGGGCAGAAGGATCTGCTACGATATCAGCAGCAGTCGCAAGCATAAAGTCATCCATAACATAGTTAGCGTCTTCACGCTTATCAATGCTACCCATGCCGCGAGAAGAAACACCAAGTTTCACACCCTCACCAAGGAGAGATTTGGCAATGTTGCCCATTGGTGTGTCAAGAATTCTTGCCTTACCCACGAAGTTATTACCTTCTGCCTTGAGTGTTGTGATCCTGTGGGATACACGATCAAGGTTTACAGTAGGACCATCGGGGTGACCGAGTTCTCCTAGCGCACGACCTTTCGATACGTACTCTTCATTGTAACGACCTACTTCTTTTTCCAGAACAGAAAATGGATATACTCTTCCGTTACGGTTTCTTACTTCCGATTGGAGGAATACACCTTCAATGTAGAGACACTTTTGACCGTCTTTTTCTTCGGTCAAAAGTTTGACCTCCTCAATGTTTTCTGTAATGAGTTTCATTCTTCTGGAGTATCTGTAGGTTCATCAAAGTAGCTAGATGCTACACTTTGCTTGTACTGATCAATAACGTCTTGTGCTTTGCCGTATAGATAATCGTTAATCTTATCTAACGCATCGCCGCGCTTCTTGTCAGCAATCAAATCAACAATGTCAACGAGTTCAGACTCTAATGGTGTGTCCATATTATAATCAAGAGTTATATTTTATTTATCAGCTTTAGGTTTTGTAGGCGCAGGAGCAGGTTTTAACTTCTCCATTTCCTTTGCCTTGTCTAGTTCTCTAGTAGCATCGTCTTCCGCAGACTGTGCATCTAGTTCAGGTTTGAAAGCATCGTTTTGACGATCCATCATATCCATAGATGTAACATCAACAGGGTCAATTACCATACCGCTGTCAATATCAACACGCATCTGCTTATCGATTTCCTTGTATTCCTTCTCGGTCTGCATGAGAACCTGACGACGGATATACTCGGTAGAGAAATACTTACCAACAAAAGGATCCATTTGTGTGACGAGAGTGATGCGCTGCATCATCATCTCTTGTTCCTTCAGTTCATTGAAGTGGTTGTCAAACAGGAAGTCATACTGAATATGCTCTTCCATGTCATCCCAATCTTCAGGAGCGATAACGCCCTTGAGGATCAGTTGAGTCTTAAGAATGTCATGGAACAAACGAGAGAAACGTTTGCGGAGACGACCAATGAACTTACTGAACTTCAGTTCATCGCGCAGGATCTCTGTAGACTTGCCAAGGTTGAATGCTTTGTTGTCGTCAGTAAGACGAGAGGGTGGTAGGTTTAGTGAGTTGTATAGTTTCTTTCTGAAATACTCAACGTCCTTGAGTTCACCTAGGTTCTGACCACCAGGTAGAGTTGTGATTTCTGTACCACGACCACCTTCACGACGGGGCAACCAGAAATCCTCAAGCATACTCATATGCTTCTTGTCGTCACGAATCTCGCCAGTGCTAGCATCGTATACAAGCTTGTTACGATAACGTGCCATGACATCACGTAGGTACTGTTCCGCTTTTACTTTGGGAAGATTACCAACGTCAATGTAAAAGATTCTACGTTCTGGTGCGCGTGACAGTCTGTAGATAACAAGAGAGTCTTCAATCATTCGTAGTTGATTGAGAGACTTGATTGCTTTATGCAAGAAGGACAAACTATACTTCTTGTTAAGATCCATAACGCCAGAGTTTACTGTGGCGATAGAGTCTGAAGCAATCTTGATTCCATTATTAGTTGAGAAATCTGATGCACTGTTATGTGGCATCGTCATCGAACCAGAGAAACCCTTTGGTTGATAGATGTAATACTCTACGTAATCACCCCAGTCATACTGCAGTGCAGTACCTTTGACTGCTTGAGGATTTGCTGCTACTTCTGGATTAACAATCTTTTGACGAACTTTACGAATCTTGACTGCATCAATATTTCGTAGTTCTAAAATTCCTTGCTTTGGGTTTTCAAGATCAATGACCTTGTGGTAATATACCCTACCATCCACATACCAATTACGAATAATCTGATGAGCGTTCTTGTCAAAGTTCAACATCTTTAGGATGTGATCGAATTCATCACGGATCTTTTTCTTGACCCCTGCACCCATACCTAAATTTGACAACTCAATTTCAACGGGTGAATCGTCAGCATCACTGACAACAAACTCGTTTACAATTTCATCGATGGCGGTGTCTACCTCTGGGTGTAGCGACATGTCTCTATATCGCTTGAGTAGTTCATACTCATTCTTGGAGACGCCTTCAACATCTACATATGTACCAAAATAGCCACCTGCTACGGTGGCTACACTGTCATCACTATTAGGGGGAACAGGGGATTGTCCCTTATTCCCCCCGCCGTCTTTGATTAAAAAACCAAATAGTTGACTCATAATTAATCGATCTGATTACCTGATAATACTATTTATCAGGTCAAAAAATCAAAGGTTTGAGTCAGAAGTGTCAGAATTGCCACCAGTAACTGTCCAGTAAGAATACTGGAACTCAACTGTGAACTCTTCGATCTGATCGTTGCTGTCATAAGCAAGATCGATCTGGGAGATGCTGGTTGGGAATGCATGGCGTAGGGTGTACTCACGGAGAACCGTGTTGCCTTTGCCAGTTGCGTCATCACCAGATGTACCATCCTTACGGAGTTGCTGGACAATCATCTTCTGCATGTAACCATCAGATTCGCTTGGCTCGAAGAGAGGTGCTGTGTTGGGTTCGTGAGAGTTCATCGAAGCCAACCAAGACTCAAACTTGGAGCGAACACTCATGTTCTTATCATTGAAGAAGGTTGCGGACCAGGTGTCGAATGTACGATCACCAACGATCTTAACGGTTCTTCCTCTGAAAGGAACCTCAATCACACCCAGGTTGGATGCTGGGAGTGCTGTAGATTTGCAGAGTAGATTGGTGAGATCATCTTCATTGCCCCCAGGAAAGGGGATTTGTACAAGGAACATATTGGGCTTGACGCCCTCACCGATTTTCTGAATAAAAGAATTAATGCCTGCCATTTTTTTATGCCTCTATGGATATTTGATCAGGAACCGACTACTTCGCTGAACGAGACGCCAGTCTTCGTTGCAGTGAATGTAACTGTGATGTAGTTAATAGAGCGAGTTGGTTTCAGGAATAGTTCTGCAACAAACTCGTTACGATCAATTACGTCAGGGGTGTTATTGGACTCATCACATACCACGAGGAAATCAGTTACGCCACGACGTGCCTGAACTTCGGACATGTAGCTGCTTGCAGCTGCTAGGAATGAAGAACGGGTTGTCGGATCGTTTTGCTCAAATAGAACTGTCTTGGCAAGATCTCCAATTCTCTTCTCAACATTGAGGAAGAGGCGACGAACGTTGATACGATCGAAGGAAGAAGGAGACGCAAGTGCAGTCTTGTCGCCAAACAGGGTAACGCCGCTACCAGGGAATACAACAACGGGGTTGATTCTGGACTGATAGAGTTCGTCTCTGTCTGCCTTGCTTGGGTTGTATGCTAGTTTAATAGCATTACGTAGGGAACCTCTGTTGACACCAGCAGGGGAATACCAGTCATCGAGGAGGCTACTAGTAGCAACACATAGACCAGCGATATCGCCATTGCAAGGAATGTAGCGATACTTGTCATTGAAGCGATCGTAGAAATACTTGTAACCGCTATCAAATACGGCGTATGACGTGGAAGTCATGCCGTTAAAGAAGTTGAGAGTGTTCTCTCTTTGCTGGATCGCAGTTAGTGCGCCAGCAGTTCCAACTTGGTTGCCTTTGTGTGGAGAAACGAATGCGATGCAATCCTTTCTTGCTGCTGCGATACTGATAACCTTATTTGCTTTCGCTTTGGTGTCAGTTTCGGTAGCGAGCGAACCACCCATGAGAACAAAGTTCAAGGTAGGAACTAGTTCGGTATCAGAGAACTCGTCAAATGCTGCTTCAATTTCAGCAGGGGTGTATGTATAGTCGTCAACACCACCTTGAAGGTCCCATGCTTTTGCACCAATTAGGAGCAACTTACCAGCAGAAGATGCTGCAGTTTGATCTAGTGAAGTAGAACCACCAGCAGATGCAGCTTGTGTTGAAGCAGGAATTACTGTGCCGTTAAAGAAGAAGGATGATTGCTGTTCGATTACATCTCTGTAGAAGTTAGCAGCGCCTTCAGTGTTTCTACCGTCAGACAGTTTGGAAACAAACAGAACTCTTTCTAGTACAGTATCTACTGCGCCAGAAACTGATCCATCAGAATCAATAACTGCAAAGTGCATTTCATCATAAGAAACACTTCTGTCAGCAGCGAACTGGGAAGTGCCAGGACGAGGACCGATAGCACCAAGTGTTAGACTTGTGCCAGGGATTAGGGTGTTGGTGTACCAATCTTTGACTGTAGTGATTGTGATTGCGGTATCAGTTACAGTTGCAATATCAACAGTTGCGTCTGCGCCACCACCAGAAATTGTGATTGTATCGCCACTAACGTATCCAGATCCACCTGTTGCTACGGCAACGCTAGTAACGCCACCACGTACAGTAGCGATAGAACCAGTACCGTCGTTACCACCACCAGCAACGGTGATCGTGTCTCCTACTGCATAACCAGTACCTGCGGCATTGATTGCGATAGAAACAATGGAACCGCCAGAAGCAGTGATATCAACAGTGAGTCCAGTACCAGTGCCATTAGTTGTGGTTGCTTGAGCAGTTGTTGTAACATAGGAAGAACCACCAGCACCACCGTTTAGTGTCAGAGGAATACCTGCAGAAACTGTGAGGTCTAGAGTAAGTCCAGTACCAGATCCACCAGATGTTGCAACACCAGATGCGGTCTCGTAAAGAGTACCACCAGCGGTGACTGCAGTAAGACCCGAAACAACACCAGTGTCAGGTGTGTCGATGCTGTCAGCAGTGGTTAGTCTGCTAGTAGGATCGTCGAGGATCAGCGCAGCGGTGAGTGTTCCAGCATCCCAGCTGTAAACGACTGCTTTCTTACCACCAGTGAAAGTGACTGTATCACCAGCAGCGAGACCAGCAGGTGCTGCGGTGAGTGTTGCTAGTTGATCAGCACCACGGTCAACAGCAACAACCTTAAGTGCGTTGCCATGTGTACCAGCTGTTCTTGCAACAAACATGTTGCCTGCACCATTACCTGCTGCCCAGTCGTCATCGTTCTTGACTACGACAGTACCGCCAGCAACGGATGCACTATTTACGCCAGTAGCAGCACGAACGACTGCTAGGCGACCGCCGTATCCTAGGAATTCCGATGCTACGAAAAAATCCTCGGCGTTTGCGTCGGTGGGAGCACCGAAAACTGAAATAAGTTCTTTTTGTGAAGCGATATTCACGACCTTTCCAATAGGACCTTTTTGAAAAGTCGATGCATGAGCAGCGGTAATTTCCGATGCACCTACAACAACAGCATTGGATAGGTCACGCTCTCTCAATCTAATTCCAGGCGAGACTTGACTTGCCATATTGTTCTCCTTGAGTAACCAATTTTGATCTATAGGTATTTAGATTTTTGGAAACTTCAAGTGGGGAAACAATGCACGAACCCTCTACCAGTCTGGATAGATATCTTCCTTGTATTTTCTTCTTTTATTGGTTACTCTCTTCTTCGTACATTCCTTACATTCATAGGACCAGGCAGACAATGATGTTCTATCTGGTCTGGATCTGTAGAAGTCTGTAGTTAAGTCTTTAGTTTTTCCACAAGATCTACACTTTCTTTGTTTAAAAAGAATAGTACCTAGATCGAACATATCTTCTACGTCCATTAGATACTCCACATATATGATACATCTTCCTGTGTATCACCATACTCCCAATGAGATCCATCTTCTACAAATCCTTCATCACCTTCTAGACCTGTAGTAATAAATCCGAATGGTGCCATGTCTTGTTCGATCTGATTCTTTTGTTCATCGTAGATACGTTTACGAACATCGTTATCAGTAAGTTCTTTAAAGTAATCTTGCTGAACTAACCAGGCAAAGATCACCATACACATTACCAAGTCATCATGGAATCCTTCATCAGCCTCAAAGGATTGCTTCTTCTGAATGAATGTGGTAAGTTCTGATATAATTTCGTAGTCATTAAAGATAAGTTTGTCATCTTCAATAATTTGTTTGAGGTTGGCACAACCAACCTTCTTCACGGTGACGCTCATCTTGACACCGAGCTGTGTTTTAGATCCAGAGAATCCATGCCCTACAATCTGCCCTGCACGCCCTCTCATGGCACACATAAGCACGTTAGGATACTCAAGGTCATAATTTAGAATCGACGCCACAGAGTCTCCTACATCGTTCACCTCACACATAACCCATGCATTGTTATAGGCTCGGGCAACATCATTAATGACGTTAGGAAACAACATCGGTTTGATTTCGTTGTTTCTATACTTTCCTACTATTCTATATGGAACTGTAGTAATATCGTAAATAATGAAAGCAGAGTAATCTCCCCCAATACCGCGAGAAACATCCACCGTAATAATATATTCTGCGTTGGTTCCTGGTTTTTCATATATGTCAAGTCCCTTGTTTGTAGAGATGGGATCAATAAAAGTCAGTGCTCGAAGTTTAGCAGCAGAGATTAGTGTGTCAACAGATCCAAGAAACTCACACTCAAACTCTTGTGTGAACTGTCTCTCTGACGTGTTCTTAATTGTTTCTGCTTTCCAGTTCTCATCACGTCCAGGCACCTGTGACCAGTGTACCTCATGCCAAGTATATCCATTCCTATCATTCTGTGCATCAGTCCACAACTTATAGAAGTGGTTCATACCCTGTGGGGTAGAGATGATAATTACTTTCGTTGATTTACCAGAAGTAATAGTAGGATAAACAGAGGCAAAGAAGGACTCTGCAATATGGTTTGGAACGAACGCAAACTCATCGAGGAAGATGATGTTAAACGACATACCTCGGACAGCACTTGCAGATGTAGAAGCTGCCAATATCTTACTGCCATTCTCTAGCTCCATAGAACCTTTGTTCCATGATACCACACCCTGTTGAATCCACTTTGGTAGATTCTCATATGCTGTTTGTAATCTACCAAGTAGATCTCTTGCCGTACTTGCTTTGTTAGCAAGGATACCGATGTTTACGCTATCGTTGAACAAAGCATAATGTAACAAATACGAAACCACTGTCGTAGACTTTCCAGTCTGACGAGGTAGCTTCGCAATGTTGAATCTGCTTCTGTGAAATTTTTCAATTAACTCCTCTTGGAAGTCCCACATCTTAAATGGCACCAGACCTTCATCAAGAGAAACAATTTTTACATAGTTTTTTGTAAAGTATATTGGATCTTGTTGACACTTTACATACTCTGCAATTTGTTCTTTGGTAAAGTCTTGCTTGACGTTCGCTTTTTTTAGTAGCGGATTACCAAGATAAATCTGATCGGTTGCCATAAGAAAACTAGTTCACCACTAGTATTTAGAGATCTCCAAACTGATCACGCATTTCTTCCATTGATTTTTTCTTTGAGGCATAGACACCATCAATGTATCCAGACCTGTATTCCCAAGT